AGTTGTAAAAGCTGACCAAAATCGTGTCTTTATCGCTGTATTTCAGTTCGCCTATATACTTGGACCCCTGCCGGCGATAGCAGCCGCCATACGGGCGAATAACAGTATTCTCCGCGTTCAGGAGGGCCGACTTATACTGCTCTAAATCGACACGGCTGCCGACGGCCGGCGAGATTTCCCCGGTGGTAAAGGCCGGCTGAATGACGTAGATATTAGCCATGACGATACCCCCTGCGCGCTGCGATGTAGCTTGATTCAAACATCGTGTGCGGTTCCATTTCCCGCGAGTCCTGGAGTTGGGCCTGACTAATAGCGGCCCGGTATAGCTGGTACTCGTTCTGTGCCTGCTGCGGGTTGCCCGTCAAGCGCATTGCCAGTTTCGACGCCAACAGGTGCGCGAAGCCCTGTAAAAAGATGACGTCCATCAGTTCCGGGTCCGAGACGTCCCAGGTATAGTCGGCGTAGCATTGTTCGCCGTTCGTGACCACGACTTTCGTACTGCTGCCGATATTGACGACGTCGAAGCGCTCGTAGACACGGTCGGCGCCGCTGGCATCAGATACGACGTTGCGGATCATCAGGCATTTATCCGGGTAGCCGTAGGCAAAGTCCCAGCCCGGCACGTCGACGTCTACTACGGCCAGGCGCTCAACCCGGTGTGCAAACCCCCAGGGAAAAGACCGTAAGCATTCACGGCGCGTCGGTTCATAGAATAGTTTGCAGGCTCTTGCATTCTCGACACCTTCTTCCATGTTCTCAATGACGCCCTTGCCAATGTTGGACAAGGCCATGTTACAAATGTCTGTATCGGTCATGTTGGCTCCTTTCCATTATAGAAATGAGGGGCCGCGGCCCCTCTCTTCTACAATCTGTTTTTACGTACCAGGGCGATAAGCTCTTGCTTTGTCGCGTCGTCCGGGTACGCAATGCCGGCGTTTTCCAGTTTTAGTCGCAGCTCATTCGCGTGCAGGTCTTCGAGTCTCCGCTTCGGGCCGGCATCTTTGAAATGAATCCCATTCATCAGGCAATGTCCGCATCAAAGACGAGGGCTGCCGTCAGCGTGCCGGCCGTGAGGGCTGCCGCGCCGGTGTATTTGATACGCATATAGCCGAGGTCGCCATAGGGGACTTTTGTTTTCAGTCCGTCGTCTTTTTTCAGGGTATACGTGCCGAGGGTAACGGCTGTCGTAAAGGCTTCATCCGAGGCGGTCTGCAATTCAATCGTCAAATCCGAGCTGGCAGCCGGCGCCGTAACGTACAGAATCAGCGGGTTCCCCGCATCCCCGGCGCCGGTATGGACGACGTCCGACGTGCCCGTCGTCGTACCTTTCAGGTCTTTGTTCCAGTAAAACGTGTTTTCTCCATCGTAAACCATAGGTGCCTCCTATTCTGTAATGACCGGTTCCGTTTCGCTCAGGGCGTCGCACTTCGAAACTTCCAGGCCCTGGACGTAGAGCTTCGGGATACCGTTAATGGCTTCGCTCTGCGTGACGTAGACGTTGTTCTTATCGTTCAGGTACAATTCGAGCATCGTATAGACCGTGTCCGAGACGTACAGGATCGGACGTTTCGGGTTGACGATACGGTTCTTCGCCAGGATGACGTTTTCGACGAGGGCTTTTCGTGCGGCTGCCGTCGTGCTGGTGGCTGCCGTGCCCATGTCGACATTGCGAATGGCTGCGACTTTGCGCAGGTTCTGGACCGCAAGGCCCGCGTCCCAGGAGAACCATGTGACGAGCGCGTTATATTTGCCGCCGTCCGCATCTTCGACGATGTGTTCGCCTTTGTCTTCCATCTTGAGGCCTGCCTGGGAACCCTTCGGGTAAATCCCGGTGACAGCGTTTTCGCCCCAATCTACGATGTACATGGACGTCTGTTTGTTTTCTGTCGTGCCGCCGGCATTAATGGTCTGGAAACCGTACGTGCCTTTATCGCCTTTGAAGGTGTTGAAGCGAATGCCCAGGCCGTTGAATTCGTCCGGGTTCGTTTCTGTGTCGCCGTAGAACATGTATTTTGCAAGGTCCTGCGTGAAGCCTTCGACGAAAGCCCCGTCTTCGGAACGGCGGGTCGCTTCTTTGTCCGGCGCGAGATTGACGATACGCACGTCAACCTGGCTCATGCCTTCCATCAAGCAGCAGGTATCGACAATCTGCCGGGTCGTCGATTTCCCCGGCGTAATACCGCGGTTAATACGGCGCAGCTGCGGGTGCGGATACGATGTTCTCAGTGTGGTCTGGTTGCCCGTAGGCAAGTTGCCTTCCATCCAGGGGATGTGCTGCATGATAGGGTTGCTCTGTGCCATGATTTCCATGATCCAGGCAATTTTTCCGTCCGGATCCATGCGTTTCCGCAGGTCCGAGAATGTAAGTGCGGTGTTACCGTAAGCCATAGTTTACCTCCTAGTATTTTGAAAAATCTGTGTGGTCATATAAAGAGCCGCCGCCTGCCCCGCCGGCATTGCTGCCGCTATGTCCTGGGTCTTCGCCGACGAGGGACGCCATGAGGGCCATTGCTTTAATCATCGCGACATGGTTGCCGGCGCCGGTCTGGTTGAGCATCTTCGTAAAACCAGGTACTTTCTGTTCAAGATAGTTCCGTGTCGTGCAGGCTGCCGCAACGGTTTCGTCTAATTTGCCGCCCAGTTCCTGCCGGGCCGTGTCGCCCCAGCTTTTGATTTCCTGGACGTAATCGTCCTGGACCTGCTGCGCGGCTGCCTGTGCCGCATCACGAGCGTAGGTCATGCCGAAGCGTGCGGCCGCGGCTGCCTGGTCCTGTGTAGCGCCCAGGCCGTGCAGGAGGTCCGTCAGCTGTGTAGAGACGTTGTCGTCCATTTCTGCGTTGTCGCCGAAGATTTCATGGAGTGCGCCGGAGTAGTCGTACGTTTCCGGTGCTGTTTCGGCAGCGGGTGCCGGTTCTGTCGTCGGTTCCGTTTCGCCGGCAGCGGGTGCCGCTTCGCTGCCGCCCAGGGTCGTATCTACGACGGGAGCTTCTGCAAAGCGCTGCAAATCAAAATCAAACATGTTTCTTTCCTCCTTCGAGTCGGGCAATAGTGTCGGCGTATTCTCTTTCGGCCTGCTGTTTCTTGGTAATATGGTTGACATCTGTTGTCAGCATGGCCAGGTACTCCAGTCCTATTGCCCGTCGTCCTTCGTTGTACGCCGTTATAACGGCGCTTCGATGAAAGGTAGGTACATTCACCCGCGCCCGGTCCAAGAGGCGCATGAGGAACCACCGGCCCTTCTTATCGTTCAGTAAATAGTTGAGTGCCTCATTGTCGAGGCGCTGCAATTCATCTATCATGTTTCCATTCCCATCCATTCACGCAAAGCCGGGTTGCCGTCGTTCGCGGCATCCGTCAGGTTCTTTGCCGCCTGTGCCAAGGGTGCAGCCTGCTGTGCCTGCTGCGCTGCCATGGCCTGTTGCTGCGCTTCCTGTTCGGCTTTCTGCTGCTGTTCCAGAATCTGCTGGTATTCATCTTCCGAGCGTACCATGGTTGCCGGTACGCCGATACGGTCCAGGTATTTGGCAACGGCATCGCTAAAGTCTACGCGATTGACGACGCGCGGGTCCAGCTGCGCCGTCTGCCCGACAAAGGCAAGCCCCTGTTCAATGGCCGTCAGGCCGGACATTTTCTGTGCCTGTGCTAACGGCGAGAGATATTCTATCTTGATTTCCTGCCCGTCCATGAGGTCCTGTACTTCTTCCGGCAGCGGCGGGAAAACATGGTTGCGATCGAGGATGTTATAGACCCGGTCCAGGATAAGGTTTAAGAATTCGGACTGCAAGCGTTCGACTACCGGGCCGAGCTGCTGCAATTTTTCCTGATTGCGGGCCATGACTTCCTGCGCCGTCATCTGTCCCCGGTCCAGCTGGTCGAGCATCATAAACAGGTCCGTCGAGTACGCCCGTTTGATACGGTCTTCGACGCGGACAATTTTCTGATCGAGCGTGCCAATATCGAGCTGCCCCTGGAATAAGGGACGGATTGCATTGTTCGGATCCAGGTTCGGCG